TATGTTTTTCTAGTAACGCTTGTAGTTTTTTTAAACCTAGTTGTGAGTGATACTCCACGCCCATAGCATCTAATTTTGCTTTAATAGTTTCCGCTGTATCTTCTTTAACTGGTTTAAATCCATGTCGTTCTAGAATGATAGCAACTTCATCAGCTACTAACTCTGTTACCATTCCATTACTAACCGTTTTCATTGCTACCTCCTAATTAAACAGATTTACTTCTGTAAGTAGAATTAATCTTCTGTTCAAAAGTAAACGCATCGTAGATATAACGACCTTCAATAAGCGCGCCAGAGATCCCTGGAGGATCATCATGAGTTTTCATTTCGCTTAATTGACGTGGGTTAACGTTAGCATTAGGGTGTGTAAGGATAAAGTTAGTGTTTGCAGGGAAGTAACTTGAAGGTACTTTTACAATTTTAACTCCATCGACTTCGCCTACTTGACCATTAATAAGCATTTTCTGAGCCATGTCTGATGCTTGAATGAATGAATTATCAAGCTTGATGAACTTGTAGTAACTTGGTGTAACAAATGCAATACGTCCTGTAGCTGGTACTTTATCTTCATCTAGCGATTCGCCAGCTTCTAGTAAAGCTTCATACGCGTTAGAAGCAGTAATTACTTTAACAATATCTTTACTCGCTGCAACTGCTGTAGCTGTAAGTACTGTTAAGTTATGAGTGTCCATTTCTGGTGTAATCTGTTCTTCCATTTGTGCTTTAATGTAAGCACCAGTAGTTTTAACAAGGTTACCTTGAATATAGTTACCTTTGTCAATTGTACTTGCAAACGATCTGTCTTTTGAAAGTGTGTAAGTTGCAATAGTATCTTGTACTTCGGCTGGTGCGCCATATCTATCAGAGCCTGTACGTGTGTAATCACCCATAGGTTGAGTAGTAAGTGTGTAAACTTTAACTGTGTTTACGCTTGTAAAGTCAAACTTACCTGCGAAACCAGCTTTTGTCAATGAACCTAGTGTATAAATTTGATCTATCTGTTTTAAATACTTGAGTGCTAAATTAACTGCCATTGGTTATCCTCCTAGTAGTTGCCATTCAGCCCCGCTAAGAAGTCGTCCTCCTCTGATACTTTTTCTGTACCTTGGCTAGAAGTACCACCTGATATAGGTGCACTTGCAGCGTTGGAAGCTTCTTGTTGAGCCTGTTTTAGCTGTTGTTGTAATAGTTTATTTTGATTCAATGTGTACGCAGTAGTTAAATCCATGCCTTGTGCTACCATGTCAGTAACCTCTTTAGATATAGACGATGGGTCAACATCTGGGTACGTTTTTAGTAAGTTTGCTATAGCTTCTTCAGAAGCAGATTGTTTGCTAGTTTCTTGCTTTAGCTTTTCCACTTCTTGTTTTAGTGTTTCTTTTTCTTTCGCCGACATGTAACTCTCTCGCTCGCGATCAACAGATGTTCCATTCGCTTCGGCTGTGTTTTTAAAGTGTTGTTCTTTAAGTGCTTCGACTAACTCTTTTGGATCATATCCGTAGAGTTTGGCTACTTCTTTTACCTCTTTATAATTATCGTGTGATTCTCTGATCCTTCCGTAGTCAGCGCCTTTTTGTACTAACGCCTGTACTTCTTCTGGTGAAAAGTCGCTCAAATGTTTTTCACTATCTAACATTTTAAGGTTAAGGCTAGCCCAATCGAATGGCTGTTCTTGTTCGACTTCTTCTTTTTCATCTTCCTTAGGTTCTTCTGTTTTGGGTTCGTCTGGTGTGACTTCTTCCTCTTCATAACCTTCAGGTAAAATGAATTCTTGTTCTAGTAAATTTTCTTGGATTTGGTTGTCCATGTGTATTCCTCCTATGGGTATGGTTGCCCTATGTGATAATTATACCACTATCTGTGCATGTGTGCAAGATGTGTGCATGTGTGCATTAAATCGGTGGTTGTATTGGTGGTTGTTGGCCTTGTAATGATGCTCTTTCCTTAACCTTTTTAATTAATTCCTGTTTGTTAGGTATAGAATAAGACTCTGGAGTTGCTTCTAAGTAGTCAGCAAAATCAAGTACACCTTGTGCAAGGAAATTATCAAGTCTTGCTTGTGATGCTGTTTCATCCCAGTAAGTTGTTGCGCCTACATCTACATTAACGTTATATCTCATGTCTTGAAGCTTGCTAAAATCAAACTGTACAAATTGCTTAACTGTTCCCATCTCGCCTGTTTCTGGATTCATCTGTTCAGTTTCAAACACTACAGGTCTTTCACCATAGTAACCGCCTGCCATATCAGAGAATATCATACCGATATCAGAAAACAACTCATATAAGTTAGATTTCGGGCCCTCTAAAGGTACTCCTGATTGTCTAGCCGTTACATTAATAGCTGCACCTGAAGCTTGCTCTGGATTAATGTCACCCAGTAACGCATCATTAGCACCTATCATTTCCTTAGTGTACTTAATAGTCATGTCGATTAACTCTGTTATCTGTGGTGACATACTAGCAGGTTGTAAGTAACCAGCTACATTAAATATATTCTCGTTAGGAGTTCTATCTACTCCGATAGAAGAGCCTACAGCATTAGACCAGCCAGCAATCATATTCTTATCGTAAACAGCTTTAGGGAATGCCGCCATCATCAAGTGATACATAGCCATAGCAAACATTCTATTAACGAATATTTGGTTTGGTACAATGTCAGTACATAGCGCTCTACCATGATATTGATTCTTTTGGTGCTCCCAGTTGTTAAACGCCACAGGATATAAAGTCATTGGTGTTTTAATATCTTCATAGATGTAATTGTCTTGTATTGATTTAGACATAGTAATAATAGTCTTAGGCTCGCCATCTTCGTCTTTAACACGCTTTTTCTTGTAAGTAATAATGTAACCTACTTTGCCATCTCTGTCCCCTTCTATTTCAATCTTACCAGCTAGAGAAGCTTGTTCCTCATACTGCGAGTCAGGAGCTACAGGAGAAGCTTGTTTATTCCATTTTTTCATTTCCTTCTGTATATCTTCTACAAGTCCACGACCGTATACCATTACATAAGGTTGACTTTGAATGTCTCTACTATTCGGGTTACCTAAGTAAAGGTTATTACCGTCTATTGTCTCTAGTTTGATTTCACCTTTAACATCAAATAACTTACCGTAAGGTCTGCAATCATTTTCAAACCACATATGAGTTGCCATATCACCACTTACTGCTGCATCTGTTAGTAAATCTCTAGCTAACATATTTACTTTTACTTGACTAAAGAAGTTTTTTAACGCTGCCGAAGCTATGTTCATTGTAATAACGTCTGGATCTTCGTAATCATCATCTCTCATTAAAAGAGTCGCATACTCTGCTGTGATAGCACTAGAGGTCATTGATGAGATAAAGAACACTATAGCCCTTTTAATAATGTTAAATACAGGCTGTGGGAATTCATCGGATAAACCTTGTGCGTTAATCCATTGATTACCGTTGTACATTTCCCAGTTAACGTTGACAGTTTCGTAATAGTCAGGTGTTAACCTTCTGTTCCAGTTCTTACCTCGTTCAAACTTCTCCCAATCTTTAGTAAAGTCCTCTGAATTCATTTTAGGCATTACTTACCTCCGTATGCTTGCTTAGCATCATAGTTCATTAGACCATTGAAATGATCCTGCTCTTTTCTCTGTTTCTTTTCTTCCTCTTCACTCATTGGCTTAATAGTATGCGGTTTAGGTTTACTAGCTAATAGATAACCTATCGCTCCACCTATAATCATACCAAGTATAAGCCCTATAATTAATGTTAATACAAGTTCCATATTTACCCCCATTTCAGCATTGACTTCTCGAATGTAGCTTGTTGACTTTGTTTCTCTTGTTCTCTGCGTGATAATTCAGTAGTTTCTATGTGCTTATTGTACCTTGTAACACAATAATATCTTAGTGCATCTATAATATGTGTTAAATGATGTGGTTTCTCTGCGTAGCAGTTAGCATCTTTTTCATCCTTCAGTATTTGAGGTAGATATTTAATCAAGTTAGTACAGTTATTAAATATCCTTAGATTAGATGTTAATTCGGGTTCTCCTGTGTGTATATTACGCTTAGTTACAACTTTAAGCGCTTCTTTAACAGCTAGCGAGCCTTGAGCGCGTTTGTTACTCGTTTCTCTAAAGTGAACACCATTTTTACTGAATGTCTCGCTTATCTTAACACCAGAGTCTTTAGTCCTACTATTAAGATCACTCGGTGCGTATGTGTGGTATATCTTATCGTTTCCATTGACTTCTTTTATTCTCGCTGCAGCTTCGCTTATAATTAACTCGGGTTCGTGTAGTTCTTTATAACAATAAACCTCATTACTAGGACTTACAGCAAACCATAAGCACGCTAACATATCTAGTCCATAGTCTAGTGCTCTGTACCTTGTCCAGGTATTAGGAATAATAAACGCTTCTACTACGTGTATTTCTCTTTTAAACTCACTGAAGTATGTTCCACTTGGTCTTATGAATCTAGCTTCACCTAGTTGTAGGTACTTGTCTGGATCAGTTTCTTTGTATTGCTCAATAGATGCCCTTTGTTCTAGCGTTAAAAAGTTGTTATCGTAATGTGTTGATAATACGACTAAAACCACAATCTTCTGAGTAACGGTTTTACCATCTAACTCAAACGATGTGGTTATGTGCCTTTCAAACACTTTAGGACGTTTAGTCCC